CGGACAGAACGTTTATACTTCAACGGATATGATTAACTGGTCTGTATTAGGTACCGTGCCAGGTTCCTCTACTATAAGACTTATAGCAGTAATAGAATAATAATATGGAATACGATATTTTAATAGACCCTGAAAGTGTAGTATGGGATTACGGTACAATCACGTTAGAGATTGTTGACGGAGAGCATGATTTATTTAAGGTAATAAGACCTGATGGATACCTTTATTATATTGAGATAAACGACGGGGATAACTGGTCTGTATTATCTAATATTAGTAATATCCCATCAGACTTTACGTATAGAAATTATACGTACATAAATGGTGTGTGGAGTAAATTGCCTGAACCACCGACTACTGGTTCAACGGAGAATATACTTTAAGTAATAAACAAGTAATACCCTACTAATGTTATATATAAAACGTAACGAGGAAAACAAGTTAGTAGTTACGGTCTCACAACATAAGACTTTATCTAACCCTAAATACTTATTTTCTTTTGAGCACATACTCAGTAAAGAGAAGACGAGGTTTTACCCTAAAAACGTAAGTACAAGTACAAGTCGTTACGACGAGTTTGTGTTTATAGAGGGTGACGAACCCTTCGGTTATACTGGTGATATACCTTACGTAAAATTTCCGCACGAGGGTCAACACTATTATTCGGTATATGAAATGTTTAATGAAAATAGTACTGACCCACAATATGCCTTTGACAAGTTAGAGGAGGGCAGGGCTGTTGTTGACGACGACACCATACCAGCAGAGTTTACAACATACATTAGTAGTAACGAAAATAATGCTAACTTTATTTATTACGAGGAGGGTATTAACGAGAATAGACCACTTGTAGGTTTACAGTATAACTTTACCAACGCTAACAGTAACGTATTCTCGTGGAGGTATGCTTACCCTGATATGTATGTAAAAGACTTACAGACGGGGGTTATAGAGACCGTAGGTAATACTTTATATGATTTAGGGGCTTGTGGTATAGAGTATGGTAAAGTAAGTGGTGAGACTTACTATAAAGAGATTACAACGGGGTCAACGTGGCCTGGCTTTAAGGTATACTTAGACACCACTGACGTAATCAGTAAAGGTTACCAACAAGCAAACTTGACTAACCCTAACCCTGTTACCGCATATACTTACAACAACTTTGAGGTTAGTATTATTAGTGACGAATTTTGGAAGTTTGACTTGACCGAACATTATTTAGACGGTACGAGTTCAACGATAGCACAACCTTTTGGTTTTAGACGTGATTTAAGTGACGTTAGAGACGTTAACTTTAGTTTGACGGGTAACTCACCTACAACATACACTTTAGGACAAACAGGCACGTCTGGTTTAACCTTTAGTGACGTATGTAGATGTATACAGTTAGACGCTTGTGAGCCTGGCTTCGGTGTGAGGACTATATACTTTAAGAATAGTAGTGAGGCTGACTGGTGGACGGCACCTTATAGTGGTGAGAGTATAAGTTACTCACTAACACGTTGTGATTTGACTGAGGACGACAACGTTTATTATTGGGGTGTAAATAGAGGAGTAGGTCAAGTACACGTGGCAAGGTTTAATGGTGACGGTACATTGACGTATTACGATACTTGTATAGTACCAACACCGACTCCTACACCGACACAGACTATAACCCCTACACCGTCCATTACACCGTCTATTACACCGACGGGTACATTGACACCAACACCTACACCGACGGGTACATTAACACCAACACCGACGGTAACTGGCACATTAACGCCGACACCAACTCCGTCAGCAGTTATAACGTTCAACTTATTGACTGAGGGTGGTGACACGATAACAACAGAGGGTAACGACCCGATTAGAACAGAACAATCATAAAAAATATAAATTATGGCAGATATTAGAATTAGTCAGTTAGACACCGCTACGGCATATACACTTAATGATGTAGTTGCCATAGTTGATAGTGGTTTTACTGTAACAAAAAAAATTGACATCGGTGATTTACTAAAATCATCAGGACAAATACCATCATCAGGTATTATTATTAACTCAGGTATAAATGCCGGTGACGTACAGATTACTAACGGTAACAGACATACCATTATCTCAGCAAGAGGAGCAACTATTAGTGACAATGAAAACTCTTTTATAGCAGGTACTTATCCAGGTGCTGGTACAAGTAAACCAACAATCGAGGGTGGTGGTAATACCAACTCTATTATTTCGGCTTATAACTACTCAAGGATTTATGGTTCTTCTTTTATGTCCTCTATTATAGCGGATGAAAACTCAAAAATACAAGGTGGTTATACCAACTTTATTGCCGGCTCAAACAACGTACAGTTAGGTGTTTATGCTGGTGGTGGATATAAGATTACATCATTAGGTTCGGGTAACGGTTCAATAGATGCGGCAACAGAGTCAACGGTAATAGCATCAAGAGACTTTTCAGCACACCTACAAGGGTCTAATACAATGTCAATGATATCATCCAAACAACCTGTAATAGAGCATGTATCACCAAATGCTGAGGTTACCTCTATTTTTAACTCAAAGACATCAAGTCTGTATGTAAATGCTCACAACAACTGTATTATCAACTCCGATAGTGTAAGTATTGACGATAGAACGTCATCAGCAACTAAAAATGGTCTTATTATCAACGGCTGGGGTGGTGGTATTGTCGGTAACAATCTCGGCTCTAACTATCAAAAAGCACTTATTAACACTTACGGAACTCAGATTACTCACGGGGGAAGTAGAGTTGTGGCTATTAACTCTAACGGGGGTACTATCTCAGCAACAGGAGACCACAACATGCTTATTAACACTGAGAGTAAAGACATTACAGGGTCTCGTAATAAAGCAACTGTAATCGGTGTGTGGGATAACACACAACCTGTAGACTACGAGAATACTGTTTACTTAGGTGCTATACACAACTATGGTGCTCGTAGTGCTAAAGTTATAGATGCTGGTAATGTATCGGGTACAGTGGACGTAGACGGCTCTTTAGGTGAGGCGTTTATTTTTACTTTAACAGGAAACACACAACCCAATTTTATCAACTTGAGAGAAGGACAAAAGTTTGTTTTCTCTATTTATAACAACGGGGGTAACTCAGTAACGGGTGGTACTATTAACGGAGTCGGTGGTAATGTTCTGGCTAAGGGTGGTAATATTTCTCCATCTAATAATGCGTGGTCTTTTTACACAGGTTTTTACGATGGTACGAGACTTTACCTAATTGAAGAAAATGGACTAAGTAGTATTTAATAATAATGAAACTGAACTAAAAATTATATTTAGTAGTATATGGAAAATATAAATGTAAAAACACTTGAATTTAGTGCGGCTAACTTACCCCACTTTGAGGAGGTAAAAAATAATAAGGATTGGATTTATTGGGGTGACGATAACTTGTGGCCGAGCCACAGTATAGACCTTTATAACTACAGTAGTATTTTGAGGTCGGCATTAAACAGTGTTATAGACGCTGTTGTTGGACGAGACTTACTTATTGACGGTGTCACTGCTGACCTTGTTATGGCTAACTCTACGGAGAGTGTTTACGACATTTATAAAAAGTGTGCTACGGATTTTATTATCCACAATGGTATCTCACTTAATACTCTTTTACGTAGAGACGGAGAGGGTATTAGTGAGTTTTACCATATGGACTTGAGTAAAATTAGAGCCGGTAAGGCTGACGAGTACGACCGTATTAAGTCTTTTTACTTTAGTAGTGATTGGACTCAAGTTAGAAAGAACAAGCCTGTAGAGTTACCGGCTTTTGACCTTACCAACGACACACCCTCACAGATTTATTACTATAAGACTTACCAACCGTCTCAGTTTTATTACCCTGTAAACAGTTGGATTGGAGCCCGTTATGCTGCTGAGATTGACGTGGAGATTAAAAACTATCACTTACGTAACTTACAGAACGGTTACCACAGTGGTGCGGTCTTTAGTATGAATAATGGTATACCTTCAGAAGAGGAAAGAGAGTCAGTGTACCGTCACTTAGAGGAAAAATACACCTCTACAAATCAGGCTGGTAATATTATCGTAACGTTCAGTGAGGACAAAGAGCACGAGCCTACTATTACTCCTTTTACCAACAGTGCCTCAGCCGATATGTTTATACAGTTAAACGAGATGGTTAACCAGACCATACTTACGGCAGTCCGTATTAGTAACCCGTCGTTGTTAGGTATCAAGACCGTACAAGGTTTAGGGTCTAAGGACGAGTTAAGAGACGCCTACGAGCACTTCTTGTCTACTTTAGTAGTACCACTACAGAACAAGTTAAATAAGGAGTTTAGAAAGGTTTTATTTTACAAAGACAAAAAGGACTACGAGATTACCAAC